CCGCAACATCGTCTACGACTGGTCCCGAGGACAACCAACTGTGTCCCACAAAGCCCAAGCTTTGGTCACCACCATTACCGCAAACAACCTTCATGTCAAATTCCGTCCCACCGCTCAAAGCCGCCGAGGCCGTTCCAAAGAACGACGAGGGCGCCAGAACGATGGCCGACGCGAAAGGACAATCCAGCGCTGCTAACGGCAGTTCCCTGCGCGAATGCAATCTATAAAACCGAGCTCCAGGCGGCAGAATCAAGTCTTCTTGACTTCCTACCGCCCGGCACACTCGAATGGATGCTCGCGCATTAGCCTGAAAGGACCATCTCCAATTCAGCGAGTCCATGTGCCTGATAGCCGGGAATGCGTTCGTCCGCAAACTCGGCCGGCCAGTACTCTACAGGTCGATCAAGACCCGGCGGGGAGAGGATCTTGCTGACGTCAGGACGGCCCAACGGCGCCGCCTTCGTCCACAGCCTCTCATTCCACCGGAGTGCCCGCTTGGCTCCCATACGCGACTCCCCCTTTGCCACCTTCAACCGATCAATACCAACATCGGAATCGAAGAGCAAACCAATGATACTGTCACCGTACAGCCGATCACTGGCCGCCAACATATCGCGCGTAACGGCCGAAGCCGGCGCGACGTGCGGGGCGGGTAGTCGCTTCAATGCGAGCTGGTGCATGCGCCACTCCGCATCCGTTGACAATCGGGGACGATTCCTCGACCAATTCAACATGATGCTTTTGGCTTTTCGAAGGTCAAGCGACGTCGGCCCAACGAGCGTCCCGTTCTCACGGAACCAACTCGGCAGACCAACACCGCCCAACCAACGAGGCATGTACCACGGCACCCTGACCTGATCCAACCACAACCGATTCTGACGAATGTACTCCCGCATGACACGATCGCGCAAGCGTTCGGGGGACGTCTCCACGAGATCCTGAGCACGCGCACCAGCACTAGGCTGATACGCACCCTCGGATCGGGCGACATCCTCCGCACCTACGCGTTCGGTACCGGACCGCTTGAGGCCGTAGACGAGACCAAGATTCACAAAGCCCACGGCTTTGAACCTTGACTCACGTACACGACCCCCCAGACCCGGAATCGGGTTCGCACAGCCACCTTCAACGCCCTGAAAGGCGAGGTGAGGCGAAACCCGATACATGCGAGAATTCATCTCCAGAAAGGACGAAGAGAAGTAGGTCTTACCCACCGACTCCGTCAGTCCCACGAACCCCAACGCTTGGCGCCACATCTCCCTCCCCTCTTTCGTAGTACGAAAGACGACGTCGTCGCCGTTGAAACAGCCGGGGAAGCGCTCCAATGAAGTGCGCATCCCATACGTCTGCTCCCATACCCAACGACACATCGCTGCATTCGCAATGCAGAGGATAGGAAATGAGACCACCGAGCCCATCAACTGACCACGTTGCTGACGCGATTGCTCGCCGCCGTAGTCAATTATGTGGCCGGTCAACGCTCGACGGAACAAATCCCGCTCGAGGGGCATGACCTGCCACACGTCGCATATTTCATCGACAATGGCATCCGACACCCAGCTATGCAACTCATTGGTCGCATCACTGTAGTCGCCGGAAAGATAGCCTTCGCGAGGACCAAGATGGTTCCCCAGGCGTTCCTGCAGGATCCACTCGTCCAACGGTTGTCCGACAAGTCGGAAGCACGGATGATCGGCAAGGACCTTCCACAACTTCCTCTGAACGGGTTTCAACACCGTCATGAGGTAAGGGGGTCCCTTGGTTATCACCCGTGCCTTCAGAGCTTCGGCCAGTGCAACCGGCTTTGCCAACGGCTCTTCTCGTTCTGCCTCACGCAACAATCGATAGTAATATTTACGATATCGAAGGCGAAGGTACGAGTCGTCTGCCGACTGCACTTCAGGCACGGACACACCACCCTCCCCAAACTCCGCAAGACCAAGTCGACGCGCCGGATGTACATCAAATCCGGAGAAGCCAGGTTCACGGAGTCCAGAAAGGACACACTCCTCCCCCAACAACGTGCCCACAGCGCCACCCCCCGACCTAGAGTCGATGTAGTTGGCTGATGTGCTGGGAAAGCACGGTTGGAACCGATCTCGAAGAGTAAACCGGGTCTTGCCATAAATCTCACGCACAGTACGTCGCAACTCAGCGACCACTACTTCACGAGAGATAACAGCAGCCGGCGCACCTTCTTCGATATCGG